ACAAGGTTTTACAGACGAACAATTAGTTGATTTTTCTTTAGAATTAACTACCCCATCAATTATATACGAACAAGAAAAAGCAAACCTTTGGTCTGAAAAAATATCATTGGCTAGTGATATAAAAGATTTAAAAATGGTATCACAAGATTGGGTTTATAAGAATATATTCAATATGAGTGAAGATGAGTGGAAAGAAGAACAATTTAAAGTTATCAATGACTTGAAGTTAGGATTCAGACACGAACAGATTGAATCAGAAGGTAACGACCCAGTTAAGACTGGTGAATCATTTGGTACTCCACATGATTTAGCAACCTTACAACAAGGTGGTGATGATGAT